CCAAGTAGAAGTGATTATGCTAAATACGGATGGTTATTTGGTGGAAGATAATATTTATTATTAAAATAAAATGGGATTAAGTTTAAGAAAAAGGTCGGGAAAAATATTTGCGGGGTCAAGATTGATTGTTGAAGGTCAGGATATATTAACTGCTAAAGTATTTATATATTTATTGTTATACTTAATTTTTTAATATGGAAAATAATAATCAAAATCTAACAATTTGGCAAAAATTATCAAAAACTTTTGGTCCTAATTCTTTGCTGAACCAAGATTACCCAACATATTCGTTAGATAAAAAAGAACTACTCAAAACCACCGATAAGCAAGAGTATGAAAGAGAAAAATTACAGGCTCAACAATCCATGTATTTGTCAGGACAATGGGCTAAAATTGAGAATAACCTTTATACTCAGGCGGTTTATTACGAACCAACAAGATTGGCTGCATTTTATGACTATGAATCAATGGAATTTACTCCTGAGATTTCAACTGCATTAGATATATACGCTGAAGAATCTACCACACCAAATCAAGATGGTTATATTCTACAAATTTATTCAGAATCAAAAAGAGTAAAAGGTATATTAACAGATTTATTTAATAATGTTTTAGATATTAACACAAACTTACAAATGTGGACAAGAAATACTTGTAAATATGGTGATAACTTTGTGTACCTAAAATTGGATCCGGAAAAAGGTGTTGTTGGTTGTATGCAATTACCAAACATTGAGATTGAACGTTTAGAACGTGGTATGGCAGCAAAATCAATAAATGCTGAAGTGGACCCAAAACAAAAAGGTTTAAGATTCCACTGGAAAATAAAAGACATGGAATTTAATAGTTGGGAAGTTGCTCACTTTAGATTACTTGGTGACGATAGAAAACTTCCTTATGGTACCTCAATGTTAGAAAAAGCGAGAAGAATTTGGAAACAGTTATTACTGTCAGAAGATGCAATGTTAATTTATAGAACTTCAAGGGCACCTGAGAGAAGGGTGTTTAAAGTATTTGTTGGTAATATGGACGATAAAGATGTTGAACCATATGTGCAACGTGTTGCAAACAAATTTAAGAGAGATCAAGTTGTGGATAATAAAACAGGTAATGTTGATTTACGTTTTAATCAGATGGCGGTTGATCAAGATTATTTTGTTCCTGTACGTGATGTTACACAAACAATGCCAATTGAGACATTACCGGGAGCACAAAATTTATCTGAAATTGCGGACATTGAATACATCCAAAAGAAATTGGTTACAGCATTACGTGTGCCGAAAGCGTACTTAGGATTTGAAGAGGTTGTTGGTGATGGTAAAAATTTATCTCTACAGGACATTCGTTTTGCAAGGACTATTAACAAAATACAAAAAGCAATGATTTCAGAAATGAATAAAATTGCAATCATACACTTATTTATCTTAGGGTTTGAAGATGAGTTACAAAACTTTACATTAGGATTAACTAATCCATCAAAACAAGCGGATTTATTAATGATTGATGTGTGGAAAGAAAAAGTATTACTATACAAAGATTTAGTTTCTGAAATACCTAATTCACTGGCACCTACATCCGCAACTTGGGCTAAGAAACATATTTTTGGGTTCTCAGATGAAGATATTAAATTAGATACTCAACAACAAAGATTAGAAAGAGCGGTTGCCGCCGAACTAGCAAATACCGCAACAGTTATCACACATACAGGTATGTTTGATGTTGTTGATAGATTATATAAAACTAAATCAGGATCCACAGAAAATCCACCGGCAGGAGGGGCAGCACCTTCAGGTGGAGGAGGTGGAGGAGGTTCTTCATTTGGGGGAGGATCATTACCTGACTTTGGTGGTGGAGGTGGAGAATCTTCACCGGCACCAGAACCACCATTAGGTGGGGGTGAAATAGGTGGGGCACCTGAAGCACCGGGAGCACCTCCAGCACCTGAAGAAGAAGAAACACTACCTGAAGGAAAGAAAAATGATAACTTAAATATCTTACTTGAAAGTGATGATATTTATGGTGATAAGTACATTGACTTATCAAAAGGTAAAAATTCTTTAGGGTCAATTGAAAGTGAATTGAGCAAATTATTAAGAGATTGATATTTATAATAAAAAAGATTATGAAATTCGGTAAATTAAAATCAAAAATAGAAAACAAATTAGTTGAATCATACAAAAATGGTACAATTAAAACTGATATGTCTAAATTTAACTCATTGGTGTTAAAGAATAAAAATATTTCTAAACTTTTCTATTTGTACGATGAATTGACATCTAATAAAGGTTTGAACGAATCTATTGCAAACGAATTTATTAATGAAAGTATTACCGCATACGAAAACATTATTAACAAAATTAAAACCGATGATTTAAAAAATTTAAATATTTGGTTAGAAGGTAGTGAATATAATAACGAATATGATGTTGTCGATGATTTGTTTTCTACAGGTATAACAAAATTAGAAGAAAAAATTACAAGTAAAAAAACAATTTTAGAAACAATTACAAAACTACCTAAAGAGAACAAAGAAGTTGTTGCGGTCCCATTAAAAACTATGGTTAACATTGCAAATAAAACAATTAGTAGTTACATAAGTAATCTTAACGAATCAGACCAAAAAAAATTAAAAACTTTATTATCATCTAAAGAAGATGAGTTAATAGAAAAATATAATTCTTTAAAAGAGAGCGTAATCTCTAAATTAGAGAAAATCCAAGAAAAAGAGCAAGATAAAGAAGTAGAAAAAACAATCAACGAAACAATTGAAAAAATTAATCAAGAATCATTTGATAAGTTGGGGTATTTAAAACTACAAGAATTAAATAATAATCTTTAATCGTTACTTTTAATTTTTTGACGATAAATAGCCTTATTAAGGATTTCTCTATTTTTAACTGACTTTTTAACAAACTCTTTTCTATCATTTAAATGAGAGTTTTGTCTCGTTTTGATTACCTTACTTTTTAATTCTTTGAGAGCTCTCTCGATCCCCCCATTTTTTGTTACGTGTACTATTAGCATATTATGTTTTAATATTTTATTTTATATTTGATATATATCACAAAATTAACTATTTTTCAATAAAATAAACATTGTATTATGAAAATATCAAATGAAAAAAGGGAAAACCTCAAAACTGAGCGGATTTAGAAACTCAAAAATTACCTACGGAACAGTAGATTCAAAAAATTTCAAGTCATTGTACTTGAACCTCCAAACTTGGGTAGAACCAAAAAAAGATGTGGAAAATTGGACAAGGGTTGTATTAAATATGAACCGATCAATTAAACACTCAATATTCAATAACATAGATAAACAAATGTTTGATGAAAAATTCATCGTAGATATGGATTTAAGAACAAGCGGATTAGCATTAAAAAAGAAATCATTTATGAATTTAGAAATCAATCTTTATCTTATTGATGAGGTGGATTTCAAAGATTTAAAACTTAAACGTAAATTAAAAGAAATTGTTAAGGGATTATATAATGACGTATTACATAAGAACGATAATTTTAAATTTTACTTAACAAAAAACGGGAATGTTAAACCAATTAAAGTAAAAACCGAAAAAGTTTAGTATTTATAATAAAAAAATACTATGAGCGGTTATAAAATTTTAGGACCCCAAGATTCGGGTAAGGGAATTCTTATTGAATACGATGCAGGATATGTTAATCCTAATGAGGGTCGTAATTTAGATATTATAAAAGAGTCAAGAAATATGCTTGACCACTCTAAACCATTTGAGTTTTATGCGGTATTACAAAAATATGATACCCCAAATAGAAATGGTAGAGTTTATCCTGAAAAGATATTAAAGAGAGAGTCGGAAAACTACAAAAAGATGATTGAAAAAGGGACCGCTCTCTCTGAATTAAATCACCCTGAATCATCGTTGATTGATTTGGATCGTGTTTCTCATATTATCACTGATGTGTGGTGGGAAGGTCCTGTACTATTAGGTAAAATAAAATTACTTACAAGCCCAGGATTTCACGAAAGGGGCATTGTTTCCACAAAAGGAGATCTAGCGGCAAACTATTTACGTCAAGGGGTTACATTAGGTATTTCTTCTCGTGGTGTTGGATCACTTAAAAAAGTGGGGGATCAAAATGAAGTACAAGATGATTTTGAATTAATCTGTTTTGACCTCGTATCTTCTCCGTCTACACCGGGGGCTTATTTATTCTTAGATAAAAACGATCGTTTAAAATATGAGGAAAATTTAGATGAGGATAGAAAGATGAATATTGAAAGAGCAACCGGAATGGAATCTTCGTCTGTTGAAAAAACAAAAAGTTTAATGGATAAATTAACATCATTTCTTGACAAATAAAAAAATAAGTTCTATGATTTAATAAAAATAAAAATTATGGAACAAGGAGAAAAGTATTTTGTGGCTAAAATCACATCTGATTTATTAGACAGTGAATCAGGAAAGGTTAGAAAAGTTAGAGAGGAAAAATTAGTATTGGGTTATACCCCTACTGATGTTGAGGCAAAAGTAACCAAAGTTTATGAACACTACACAATGGATTGGAGAATTACATCAATCACAGAAAGTAAAATTGATGAGGTTATCGACTAAATTTTAATTTAATTACATTTTAATAAAATGGGGGTATTTTTAATATCTCCATTTTTTTTTGTCTCAATGTTATAAAAATGTGAATTTTTTCAATTTAGATACTATTTATATTGTAAAAACAACAAAACTATAATGAGCAAAGAAAAATCATTGGTTGAAGATACTTTCTTACAAATGAAAAATTTGGAAGAAGTTATCAACGAAAATGCAAAAGGAATACTTGCTTCTACAATGAAGGAAGAAATCAGATCATTAGTAAAAGAGTCCCTTAACGAACAAGATGACGATGAGGAGATTGATGTAGATGCTGAGTTTGACGATACTGACGTATCTGATGATGATGCTGATAATGCGGACATTGGTGACGAAGATGATGACGAACTAAATTTAGGCGTTGACATGGGAGACGAAATGGACGATGACGATACACTTGATTTAAGAGGAGCATCGGCTACAGACGTATTAAAAGTTTTTAAAGCCATGGGACCTGAAGACGGTGTAATTGTTAAAAAAGAAGACGATATGATACATTTATCTGATGAGAATAACGATGTTGACTATTTTATCCAATTAAGTGAATCCGAACAAGAACAAGATGAAATCGAAATGATGAAAAACGATGAACTTGATGAAGCTTGGATGGATGAGGAAGAGGATGTTACTGAAACCATTTATGAAATCGTATTAGACGAAGAAGATGGTGATGAGGACGAATTTTCTAAACACATGAGTGGTGAAATGGAAGAACGTTATCATATGGGACGTAAAAAACATACACAAGACGATGATGAAGATGACGATGACGATTTTGAACTTGACATTGATGATGAGACAGATTGGTCTCAATTAGAAGAAGATGAAGAGGAAGAATTTGTTATTGAATCAAAATCTAATTTCAAAGCAAAAGGAGTTGGTATGGGTAAAGCCAAATTTGAATACAAAGAAGGTGAAAACATGGAAAAAGGTAAAAACACTACCGTTAAAAAAATGGAAACCAAAGAAGCGTCTCGTACGTTAGGGAATGGTTCTAATTTTAGAAAAGGTGGTTTACCTAAACCAAGAGCACACTCAAAAGCGAATACAGCAATTAAAAAAGAAAGTGTGGACGCAAGAGAATTACAAATTCTTAGAGAAAAAAATGAAGAGTATAGAAATGCATTAAATGTATTTAGAGATAAATTAAACGAAGTTGCGGTATTCAATTCAAACTTAGCATACGCTACTCGTTTATTTACTGAACACTCAACAACAAAACAAGAGAAAATTAATATCTTGAAAAGATTTGATAGTGTTGAAACTCTTAAAGAATCTAAAAATTTGTATAGATCAATAAAAGACGAACTTTCAGATACGGTAAGTAAGGATAGTAATACGATTACAGAATCATTTGAAAGAACTGTTGAAAAAACACCAACATCTGGATCAGCAGTTAATTTAATTGAATCTAAAACGTATGAAAATCCTCAATTCTTGAGAATGAAAGATTTAATGTCAAAAATAAAATAAAAAATAAACAAATAAAATAAAAAACCAAAAAAATGGGAGCATTATTAGAATCAGGTCTTGTTGGTAACATCGGTTTAAAACACCTTAAAGTTATCAAAGAAGATACTATTAACAAATGGGATAAATTAGGATTCCTTGAAGGTCTTAGAGGCCACCTAAAAGAAAACGTAGCACAGTTATATGAAAACCAAGCTTCTTTCTTAATTAACGAGGCAACTTCTGAAGGTTCTAACGGAGCGTTCGAAACAGTTGTTTTCCCTATCGTAAGAAGAGTTTTCTCTAAATTGTTGGCTAACGATATCGTATCTGTACAAGCAATGAACTTACCTATCGGTAAATTGTTTTACTTTGTACCTCGTATCCAAGGATATAATCCAGCAGGTACTGGAAATGAGCACTACGCACCAATCGGAGCACCTAACGGACCTACAGCAGGTGGTACAGGTAACTCAGGACCAGGAGCAGGATATCCTGACAATGCAGGAGCATTCGGAAAGAATCTTTATGATTTATTCTACGAAGGTGCTGAAGCAGGATTAGATCCTCCAGGATTATTTGACTATTCTAAAGGTCGTTGGTCAGCCGTAACAGCTTCAACCACACTTCAAGCGTGGTCAAGTGGTTCATTAGTTGATGCAACTGTAGCAGGTGGTGTACCAGCAGGTGGTGTTCAAATCGCAGCGGGTAACCAAAGAAAATTAATCATTAAAATGTGTGGTTTCGCAGATACAGGAGCAGGTAAATTAATCGGACCTGATGGAAACGAAATGGATTCTGAAACTTTCCTTTCTGACCTTAAAATCTTTACTAATTTAAGTGTATTCTCTTCATCTACAACTCCTTGTAATGTTATTAAAGATTCAAACAACGTGGCTGTTCCATTGTTATTTAGAGTTGTTACTCAACAATACGGTAAAGGTATCGTACAATATGGTAACACTGTAACTACAACTTGGCCAACA